CTTGCAAAGGGAGAAATAGGTGTAATATTAGCACCAACAGGTGTTGGTAAATCAACGTTCCTTACTAAAATCGCAAACCACGCGTTTAATTTAGGGTATAATGTACTTCAAATATTTTTTGAGGATAATCCAAAAATTATTCAGAGGAAACATTTTACACTTTGGACAAAAATACATCCTGACGAACTTTCAGAAAAGAAAGAAGAGGTAATGTCTAAAGTTAAAGAAATTGAAGGTAAAATGGAAAATAGATTAGTTCTAAAAAAATTACCATCAGATACTTTAACTATGCTACAAATTAAAAATCAAATACGTAAAATGATAGCCGATGGGATAAAGATTGATATGGTTTTATTAGATTACATTGATTGTGTAGTTCCTGATAAAAATTTGGGTGATGAATGGAAATCTGAAGGTTCAGTAATGCGAGGTTTTGAAGCAATGTGTCACGAATTAGATTTAGTTGGATGGACCGCAACACAAGGTAATAGAAGTTCAATTTCTTCAGAAGTTGTTACCACTGACCAAATGGGTGGTTCTATTAAGAAAGCTCAAGTTGGTCACGTTATCATATCTGTTGCTAAAACACTACAACAAAAAGAAATGAAATTAGCAACAATAGCCATTACAAAGTCACGAATTGGTGATGATGGAATTGTATTTGAGAATTGTAAATTCGATAATGGAATGTTGGAAATCGATACTGAAAGTTCAGTAACGTTCCTTGGTCTTGAGGAACAGAAAGAAGAACAAAACAGGCAAAGAATCAAAGATTTGCTTGAAAAAAGAAAACAAAGAGAACAACAAAATAATTAATTAATATGGAAAAAATTTTAATAGAAAATCCAAACAGATTTGTGATTTTCCCTATTCAACATAACGATATATGGGATTTTTATAAAATGCACCAAGCGGCATTTTGGACCGCAGAGGAGGTGGATTTATCTGATGACATTCGTGATTGGGAAAATCTTTCAGAAAATGAACAATACTTTATTAAGAATGTACTATCATTCTTTGCGGCTTCCGATGGTATTGTAAATGAAAATTTGGCAGAAAATTTCTACAGAGAAGTTCAGTATCCTGAGGCTAAATTTTTCTATGGTATGCAATTGGCGATGGAAAACATACATAGTTTAATGTATTCGTTATTAATTGATACTTACGTATCAAACGAAGAGGAAAAACAAAAATGTTTTACAGCACTTGACAATTTACCGGCAGTACAAAAGAAAGCTAAATGGGCGTTAGATTGGATTGAAAATGCATCTTTTCAAGAAAGATTAGTGGCATTTGCCGCGGTTGAAGGTATATTCTTCTCAGGTTCATTTTGTTCAATATTTTGGTTGAAGTCAAGAGGTTTAATGCAAGGACTATGTAATGCAAATTCTTTAATTTTTAAAGATGAAAATCTACATTGTGACTTCGCAATACATCTCCTTAATAACCATTGTGAAGAAAAACCAAGTGAAAAAAGAATTAAAGAAATTCTTTTATCTGCACTTGAAATTGAAAAAGAATTCATAACTGAATCACTTCCAGTATCGTTAATTGGTATGAACCAAAATCTTATGAAACAATACTTGGAATTTGTGGTTGATGGACTACTTGTTAAACTTGGATGTAAAAAACAATTTAACGTTGAACAACCATTTAAGTTTATGGAACAAATTGCGGTAGAAACCAAAGGTAACTTCTTTGAGTCTAGAACCGTAGAATATCAGAAAGCTAAGATAAATGAAGCATTAACATTTACTGACGATTTCTAATTATTATTTTACTACTTATGATGTCATTAAAAATTAAAAAAAGAGGTGGGGACGATGCGTCATTTAACCCACAAAAAATTTACAATAGAATCAAGAGAGCCGCTAAAGGTTTGAATGTTAATTCTGATGAGATTTTTATCAAAGTAATTACGTCAGTACCAACTGAAGGTGAAATTACAACTAAAGAACTTGATAAATTAGTTTACGAAATTGCGGCGGCGTATACTGGTAGTCACCACGATTACTCAAGATTAGCTTCTTCAGTTGCAATTTCATCATATCACAAAGAAACTGACCCAAGTTTTTCAAACACAATGCGCAAACTACACGTTGATAGTATTGTTAATGATAAATTAATGGAGATTATCGAAAGTTATGGTCCTAGTGAAATTGATAACGTTATTAATCATGATAATGATTATAACTTCGATTATTTTGCTTGGAGGTCATTACAAGAGATGTATCTTTTAAAATTACCAAATGGTAAAACTATTGAGAGACCACAACATATGTATATGCGTGTTGCTCTTTGGGTGACTAACACTTTCGAAGAAGCGGTAGAGTATTATCAATCTCTATCAAATCAAAAAATATCTCCAGCAACACCAATTATGATTAATGCGGGAACCAAAGTTCCTCAATTAGCATCTTGCGTACTCCATTATAATGATGCTGACTCACGAGAAGGTCTTTTGAACACAATGAGAGATATCTCAACATACTCATCAGACGCTGCGGGTATAGGACTTTGTATGTCTAATATTCGTAGTAAAGAAAGTCGTATATCATCATCAGGTGGACATGCCGGTGGACTTCTAAAATATTTGAAGATTGTTAACGAATCATTACGATTCTTCAACCAACAAGGTCGTCGTCCTGGTTCCGCTGCTATTTATTTGGAACCTTGGCATAAAGATATTTTTGATTTATTAGAAATTAAAAAGAATACAGGTGCCGAGGAATTAAGGGCTCGTGATTTATTCACAGCGTTATGGCTCCCTGATAATTTTATGAGAGCGGTTAGAAATAATGATGATTGGTATCTATTCTGCCCTAATGATATTATTAAATCAGGAATTAAACCACTACAAGAGTCTTATGGTGATGAGTATGAAACTAATTACAAAAGAGCGATAGAATTAGGACTCGGAAAAAAAGTTAAAGCTCAAGAAATTTGGAATAAAATTATTGAAGCTCAAATTGAAACAGGGGTTCCATATTTAGCTTCTAAAGATAATGCAAATAAAAAAACTAATCACCAAAATATTGGGGTGATTAAACAATCAAATCTCTGTATTGAAATTTTCCAATACACCGACGAAGATATTACGGCTATTTGTACTTTATCATCAATGGTGTTAAAGAACTTTGTTAAGGATGGAGAATTCGATTTCAAAGGATTGTACGAAGAAACTAGAAAAGTTGTTAGAGCTTTAAATAAAGTTATTGATGTTAATAATTATTCAACCGATAAAGGTAATAAAGGTGGTCGACAACAAAGAGCAATTGCTATTGGAACTCAAGGGCTTGCGGACGTATTCTATTTAATGGATTATATCTTTACATCAGAAGAAGCTCGTAAACTAAATAAAGAAATTTTTGAAACAATTTATTTTGCAGCTATCACTGAAAGTAATAGATTATGTTTGGATGGTACCTATAAACCATATGATTTCTTTGAAGGTTCACCAATGTCTAAAGGAGAATTTCAGTTTGATATGTGGGGATTGAAAGAAGAAGAGTTATCAGGAAGATGGCCTTGGGGAATTCTTAAACAGAATGTTAGTAAGTATGGTGTTTGTAACTCATTGTTTACCGCTCAAATGCCTGTTGCATCTTCGGCAAAGATTACAGGTTCATACGAAATGACTGAACCGGCTCACTCAGCAATATTTAACAGACGTGTTGTCGGTGGAGAGATTATGATTGTTAACAAGTATTTGATTAATGATTTTGAAAAAATTGGGATTTGGTGTGAAGATTTGAAAAACGAAATCATTCTTAATGAAGGCTCTATTCAAAATATTAACTTCAACAATTATTTAGACCCTGAAGAAAAGAACTACAATAAAAAAGTGAAAAGAATCGAACACTTAATTCTAAAATACAAAACAATTTGGGAAATTTCACAAAAAGAATTGATTGAAATGGCGGCTGACAGAGCACCATTCATCAACCAATCACAATCAATGAATATTTATATGGCAACTCCAACGTTGTCAAAAATATCTTCATCTCACTTTTATGGATGGGAAAAAGGATTAAAAACACTATCCTATTATGTTAGAACTAAAGCGATTTCAACAGGTGCAAAACACTTAGCGGTTGACATATCTAAAATATCAAAACCGAATGTAACACCTGAACCACCAAAAGTTGATTATTCACATTTAAATTTACCTAAAAAACCTGAAAACTCTGATTTTGATTGTTTTGGTTCTTTCTCATTTCACAAAAAGAGACGAAGATAATAATAGCTTTCATAACGCCTATGCGTTTGGAATACAATCTATCTCTGGAAAAATATTGACGTTTCATATTATGACTGATTACGGTATGTTAAGGTCAAGAGTACCAATTTCTGAAATTTTTTTAAAAGAACCTAAAAACGATATACCATTTCATTTTAAACAATTATGGGATTGTTTTTCCGAAAACGTTACAGTTACTGAATATGAATTTCTTAAAGGTAAACGAGCTGAAGTTATTTTAAAAGATAAAAATAAGATATGGGTAACTTATTTAATGACAGTCGATTGGTTTGATAATCCATATTCCGACGAACCAAGTGATTATAAGTGTGGTCATATTTTAATATCAGATGATGGGTATTTACTTTGTCAACCAAACAACCGAATTTTTTGGAAAGACTCTAATTGGATAACAACAAAATTTCCATTAGAACTTAAAGAAATAAAGGTTGATAACACATTAAATTCAGTAGAAACTAGTTCGGATAGATGGATTTCTGAGGATACTGACAGTTATTATTATGATATAACTCAAAATAAAATATAATGTATTTATAGTATATGGCTCAAGGTAATACATATGGTATAAATTTCCCATTCGCAGATTCTAGAGAAGGTAAATACTTGTCTCTTTCACAAACCGCTGATGAAGAAATTAGAACTGATTTAGTACACTTACTACTAACTAGAAAAGGGACTAGATATTTCTTACCCGATTTCGGCACTAGATTATATGAATTTATTTTTGAACCATTGGACGGACCAACCTTCTCTGAAATAGAATCTGAAATAAGAGAATCAGTTCAAGAGTATCTACCTAATTTGGTAATAACAAATATATCCATAAAACCGGCTTCAGAAGATGAAGAAGATAAAGGTACTTATGTAAATGATAATGACGAAAGAGTTTTTAGAGTACCCGGAATCGGAACTATGGAACATACCGCTAAAGTAAAAATAGATTATAGGGTTACGGATAGTGTTTTTGAAACGAGTGATTTTGTAATAATTAATATTTAAGATAAATGGCTAATAAAAAGATATCATATACAACTAGAGATTTTCAGTCAATAAGAACTGAACTTATTAATTTTACAAGAGATTATTATCCTGACCTTTTAGATAATGTTAATGACGCTTCGGTATTTTCAGTGTTATTAGATTTAAACGCTGCAGTTACCGACAATCTTCAGTTTAATATTGATAGAAGTATCCAAGAAACTGTATTACAATACGCACAACAAAGGTCTTCAATATACAATATTGCCAGAACATATGGACTAAAAATTCCAGGACAAAGACCTTCGGTTGCTTTAGTTGATTTGTCAATTACAGTTCCAGCTTTTGGGGATAAGGAAGACCTAAGATATTGTGGTATATTGAGACGAGGTTCTCAAGTATTAGGTGCCGGACAAGTTTTTGAAACCGTTTATGATATCGATTTTTCATCAGCGGTTAATGCAGAAGGACTCTCAAATAGACTTGTTATCCCAAACTTTGATTCAAATAACATATTAATAAATTATACTATAACTAAAAGAGAAACAGTTGTTAACGGTGTTACAAAAGTTTTTAAAAGAGTTATAACCGCGGCAGATGTTAAACCATTTTTTGAGTTATTTTTACCTGATAAAAACGTATTAGGTGTTACAAGTGTTCTACTTAAAGATGGAACCCAATATGCTAATGTACCATCAACACAGGAATTTATATCACCAAATGATAGATGGTACGAAGTGAAGGCATTAGCAGAAGACAGAGTTTTTATTGAGGACCCAACTAAGGTTTCGGATAGTCCCGGAATAAAAGTTGGAAAATATATTACAACAAATACAAAATTCATTACAGAATTTACCCCCGAAGGTTATCTTAAAATGACTTTTGGGGGAGGTAGTCAATCTGCTGACGAACAACTAAGAGAGTTTGCAAGAAATGGGTATAAGTTAGATTTATACAAATACTCAAATAATTTTGCACTTGGTTCTACCCTAAAAGCTAACACCACCCTTTTTGTTCAATATAGAGTCGGAGGTGGATTAAGTAGTAACTTAGGGGTTAACGTAATAACTCAAATAGGTACTGTATCTTTTTATGTTAATGGACCCGCCCAAACAATTAATACATCGGTGGTTAACTCATTAAGATGTAATAACGTAACTGCGGCTATAGGTGGGGCAAATATCCCAACAACGGAAGAAGTTAGAAATTTAGTTTCATTTAACTTTGCCGCTCAAGATAGAGCGGTAACGGTTAATGACTATGATTCGATAATAAGAACAATGCCCTCTCAGTTTGGAGCACCTGCAAAAGTATCAATTACTGAGGAAAATAATAAAATTAAGATACAGATGTTATCTTATGACCAAAACGGAAGATTAACAGAAGTTATTTCAAACACATTAAAGAGTAATGTGGCTAATTATCTATCAAATTATAGAATGATGAATGATTATATTTCAATTATGTCTGCAAATGTAATTGATTTGTCATTAAATATTGAAGTTGTTTTAGATAGTAGTCAAAATCAAGGAGCGTTAATTACACAAATTATAGATATTACCTCAACATTTTTTAGTCCCGAAAACAGACAAATGGGTGAAAATGTTTATATCTCAGAGTTAAGAAGACAAATACAGAGTTTAAATGGTGTGATTACACTATCTAATATATCAGTATTCAATAAAGTTGGAGGACAGTATTCTTCATCACAAACCTCCCAAAGATATTCAGATTCTCAAACAAAACAAATTGAATTAATTAATGATACTTTATTCGCGGAACCAAACCAAACCTACCAAGTTAGATTCCCAAATAAAGATATTACGGTAAGCGTTCTTAATTTTAAAGGAATCAATTTTTCTTGATAATTTATTTTAAACCTATTTAAACTATCTTTTTGAAAATAGACAATAAACTATTTATCAAAAAAGATTAGGAATGCCCAATTCATTTAGAATAAGAACCGAGGTAGGTAAAGATAAATCAATTAAAGTTCAATTAGAACAAGATTTTGAATCGTTAGAAATATTATCTTTAAAAATATTACAAAGTCAAATTTACACTAGAGTGTGCTCCGATTATGGAGTTGTTGTTGGTAGAGTTACTGCTAATAATGGATATGGAATACCTAATGCTAAAGTTTCAATTTTTATACCATTATCTGAAGATGATGAAAATAACTCAATAATTTCAGAGTTATATCCTTATAGAACACTAAATGATTTAAATGAAGATGGTTACAGATATAATCTATTACCATATACTAAATCACATACAGGACACCAACCAACAGGAACATTCCCAACAAGAGAAGATGTATTAATTAATGATACTTTAATTGAAGTATATGACAAATATTATAAATACACGGTTAAAACTAATGAAAGTGGTGACTATATGATATTTGGAGTACCAACAGGGAATCAAACTATACATATTGATGTTGATTTATCCGATATTGGTGAATTTTCATTATCTCCACAAGATTTAGTAAGAGTAGGTATTGCTAGTGAAAATCAAGTAAATGGAACTGAATTTAGAACATCAACAAACTTAGGTGAACTACCTCAGATATTAACAATTAATAGAACACTTGAAATTGAACCATTATGGGGAGAACCAAATATTTGTAATTTAGGTATTGTTAGAAGTGATTTTGATTTAACACAAGAATTTGGACTGACAATCACACCATCCGCAATTTTTATGGGGTCTATATTTTCATCTGACGATAAACGAAGAGTTAGAAAAAATTGTAGAGTTAATAGAAAATTAGGTGGTATGTGTGAATTCACAACAGGACCGGGGGAAATTTTAGCCATAAGACAAACAATTAATGTTGACTCAAATGGAAGACCCGTGCTTGAACAATACCAATTAGAGGATGGAGGTAAATGTATTGACGAAAACGGAACATGGTTAATTGACGTTCCGATGAATTTAGATTTTGTTTATACTAATGAATATGGCGAAAGAGTAATCTCAAATGACCCTAAAATAGGGGTACCGACTAAAGGTAAATACAGATTTAAAGTTAAATGGGAACAACCCGGAACATTGTCAACTGGTGTTAAACGAGCTAATTTTTTAGTACCTAATCAGAATCATATAAACAAGTAAAGGCATCATATGCGTTTAGTTTAGATTGGGATGAATATGGTGAAGGACCATTTACCAATCAAATGATACAAGAGGCGATTGACTGTAAAGATAGATTTTATGATATGACATATAATAAGGTCTATTCCGTGTCTCAACTAATAACTCAATATCGTAGAACAACATCTAATTTAATAACAGGAATACAAAAAAGACTTGCTAATAAACAATTTATTGGAATAAAAGACATATTAAATGATAAATGTGAAGGATTAATAAATACGTTCCCATTTAATGACGGACAATACCAATTTTCAATTTTATTCACACTATTTAGTTTTTTACTTAGAATACTTTTTCCTGTTTTATTAGCGGTAATATTTGTATTACATTTAGTCGCATTAATTGTTTGTACAATTAAAGAAATTATTTGTGCCATTAAAGGATTAATATGTGGGTTATATGAAATAGAAATATTTAATACAAGACCATTTGGATTTTTACAAAACTCTTGTAATAGATGGAGAGAGAGTTGTAATAAATGGGAAGATAAATGTCAAAATAGTGTAGTTAGATTGCCTAATTATACGTTTCCTGATTGTGAATTCTGCAATTGTAAAGAACCTGAGATTGAGAGTTACGACGCTTCACAAATACCGGGTGCGGATTCTTTAAATTCACTAAATTTAGAAGATGGTAATTTCTCACAATTAATTGAATACAAAACACCAACAATCTATATATGTCCCGCAAACGACCAAGACCAAGCTTATAATTTAGCACCATTATTTTATTCTGAAACAGGAAGAATGGTTGAACTCTTAAATAATGGAACTATACAAGTTAATTCAATTAGCACGAGTCTACCACTAAACGAAAAATTAAATTTATTTAATACAAAAGCGAAGTATTTTGATAACGATAATGTGTCAAACCCTGGAGGAGGAGTCAATAGAGTTAAAGTAACATTTAATTCAGATTTAAATGATTATAATACCAAATATCATTACGATAGTATTGTTGCAATAATACTGGAATCCGATACCTATTTAGACATAGAACAAGGTTCAATGATGACGTTTAATTCAATAAACGCAAGTAAAGACCCAAACCTAACAGGACTCACTCTACAA